GATGTGATCAGTTCTTCTAAGAAGAAGGTACATTTATGAACAACTCTCGGTTGCCTGAAGCATCCTTCACGACCGTGAAAGTCCAGTCGTTCTGGATTATTTTATCTTCGAAGAACCCTTTACGTTCCTGTAACATAGACGCAAAGAGCGGGAGATCCCGTTCGAAGGCTTCTTTCAGGAGCAGCTGGTTGAGTTCATCCTTGGAATATGTCCTTTTGGACTTCTGTTCTTTGGGTTTCACTTGGAATCCTCCTTATTTTCTTTCTTATATAGGGAGATAACCTTGTGGCTCACCACGAGATCACGATACTTACCTTTTGATATCCACCGAAAATGCTCACCTGGGCTGAAACCCGGAGTGGGCCAATCGGCGTTGGGTATCTCAGCTTCTTCCGGGAATAAAGGATTACTCATCCCCACCCCGGGAGGAGCCTCCTCCCAAGAATACCAAATTTTAGGGTAGTCATCATGAGTGGCTAAGGCTCTCAGTGAGTCAAGCCTCCAATCATCAAGGTCCTTAAGGACCAACTTTTCATTCAGAGCCCTCCTATGGGAGTAGGAATATTCATGAATCTCCTGGGTATTAAGCCAGGAGGCGTGAATAGACCTCCCTATAGGTGTCTCATCCTTAATCTGTTGGTACAACCAGAATCCTGGAGACGAGGCCTCAAGTATCGAAAGCCGTCCAGAAGGGACCCTTAATTCCTTAGGGTATCCCTTGAGGAAGATGGCTCCAATACCCTCAGCTAACTTAGCTGATTGGACCGTCTTTGGTTTAGATATCTCTCCACCAAATCGCTCAATGAGCAATTTGTACCTCTCAAAGAGGTTAGTGGAGTCCTTCTCGTCACAAGCGATAATCACATCGTCACCACAAATGGAGAATTCTGCATCAGTTGTAGCAGTTACCCATTTGAGGATAACGTAGTGAAGAAGCTCGAACATAGGAAAGCTGAGAAATAGTCCCATAGGCTGCCCATTTGCATACCAAACCTTCTTCAACTCATTCCCACCATCTACAGAAAAGTCACCTTCTCTATAGTAGGCAGGGAGTTTCAGAAATTTGAAATATGATTTCGGAACACCCATGGAGATCAGTAGTTGTTTCTGGATCTCTACAGAGAGTCGATCAGTAGCCTGGGAGAGGTCAATTGACAACATAAATTTCTTCTTTTCCAAGGAAGAGATTATGAAGGTCGACATCTTCTCCTGATTACCTGACGCTATCTCTGGGAGTGACCAGAGCCAGGAACGAAGCCAATCGGCCAATTTCTTGGTTTTCA